CGAGACTCGAGACTGTCTTCCCGTATGCCGACCTCGCTTTCGCGAATCACGGCATGTGGGCGGATTCTCTCAGTGATGAGATCGAGGATTGTGGTAACACACCCTCGAGACTCATCACAGTTCCTAAGACCCAGAAGGGGCCACGACTTATCGCGGCCGAACCTGTTGCGCACCAGTGGTGCCAGCAGATCATCTGGAACTATATGGATGAGAGAGTCTCCAACTCCTGGATTGGTAAGTTTGTTCGCTTTCGCGATCAAACGTTCAACCAGGAAGGAGCACGTCTAGCTTCGTCATCACAAGATTCATGGACTGTCGACTTGTCGGCAGCTTCTGATCGGGTGACAACGAGGCTTGTCGAGCGCTTGTTCAGGGCTAATCAGCCCCTGCTCAACGCTCTTCACGCGTCCCGGACACGGATTGTTCATCAAGCAATTGATAAGAACACTCCATCCATGATTGAATTACGCAAGTTTTCAACCATGGGGTCCGCGTGCACCTTTCCAGTAGAAACAGTAGCGTTCCTCTCGATTGCAATCGCGGCCTGCCTTTATCGGCAGGACAAGAAAGCTACCTTGAAGAACATACTTGCTCTAACTGGTAGGATCCGCATCTTCGGTGATGATTGTATCATCCCGTCGTATGCAGGTGAGGATTTCGAGAACCTGCTATGTTACTTTGATTTCAAAGTAAACCAATCGAAGACACATCGGAATGGAAAATTCCGAGAGTCTTGTGGATTGGAGGCATACGATGGTGTCGATGTGACACCAGCGTATCTCCTCAAGGTTCCCGAAGCTCGAAAGCCTGAGTCGATTGCATCTGTAGTCGCTTCATCCAACAACTTCTACTTGAAGGGTTGGTGGAACGCCGCAGAGGCTATCAAATCGACAGTCACCATAGCAAATATTGCTACGGTGGGCGTCGGCTCAGGTTGCTTTGGATGGCAATCCTATTCAGCTAACGCGCCGCGGGGTAAAACCCGTTGGAACGATAAGCTGCACAGGACCGAGTACCGAGCTTTAACACTCCGTGTTAAAGCTGCGCGTACCCGTATCCATAGCAGCGCCGCACTCCTTCAGTATTTCACTGAAAGGCCGTCTCCCGATACTGATTGGGAAAGCGGAGTCGTGCAGCGTCCAAGTCTTAAACTGAGACTTGGGTGGGAGCCAGCTGACCTAGCGTACGAAACTCGTACGTAAACCGGCTGGTGGAGCAAACCATAAAGAGGTTTAGCTTTGAAGAGGAC